ATGAAGAAGGCAGTCGTGCTTCTCTCCGGCGGCATGGATTCAGCCGCCGTCATCGCCATGGCCCAGGAACAGGGCTTCGCCGTGCATGCCCTGAGCGTGCGTTATGGCCAGCGCCACACCTCTGAGCTGGACGCCGCCGTGCGCGTGGCCAAGGCCCAGGGCGTCATCGCCCACAAGACCGTGGACGTCGACCTGCGCAGCATCGGCGGCTCGGCCCTGACTGATGACATCGACGTGCCCGAAGCGGGTGGCGAGGGCATCCCGGTCACCTACGTGCCGGCGCGCAACACCATCATGCTGTCGCTGGCGCTGGGCTGGGCCGAAGTGCTCGGTGCCAACGACATCTTCTGCGGCGTCAACGCGGTGGACTATTCGGGCTACCCAGATTGCCGCCCCGAATTCATCGCCGCCTTCCAGGCGCTGGCCAACCTGGCCACCAAGTCGGGCGTGGAAGGGGCGGGCATCACCGTGCACGCGCCGCTGCAGTTCCTGAGCAAGGCGCAGATCGTCAGCGAAGGCGTGCGCCTGGGCGTGGATTTCGGCCTGACCGTCTCCTGCTACAACGCCGACGCCAACGGCGCCGCCTGCGGCCACTGCGATGCCTGCCGCCTGCGCGCGCAGGGCTTCGCCGATGCCGGCGTAGCCGACCCGACGCTGTACGCATAACCGCCCCTCGATTGGGGCGAACGGGCCCTTGGTGGGTGCGAACTGCTCCCCGGGTGGGTGCGAACCGTTGGTTCGCACGCTCTCCGCCGAGCATGGCCCGGCGCTACCGGCCTGCTCTGGTAGGTGCGAACCGGCTCTTGGTGGGGGACCGGCTCTTGGTGGGTGCGAACCGTTGGTTCGCACGCTTTTGCCCTCCCACCCAGCCATCAAAGTAGGTTAAAATGCCGACCCCGCCGAAAGGCAGGGCATGCACGGGCCGTTAGCTCAGTCGGTAGAGCAGAAGACTTTTAATCTTTTGGTCGATGGTTCGAATCCATCACGGCCCACCAATGAAATCAAGCGCTTGGACCATACGATGTGCGGTCCACACATTGCCTCCGTAAAATGCTCCGTAAAACGTCGAGCCCTTCGGTTGGCACAATTCATGCTTCTAGTTCCAAGTTGCCTCCTTCGCGGCAGCTGATCCGGCATTGCAAATCCACGCTTTTAACAGTTGTGTGTGTATACTTGCGCCGAATCATTGTGTAGTTAGGATGCCTTCATGCCCGACAGTGCAGCTCGGTTGCTAGCCAACGCGCCGCTGGTCTTCGTCCTCGCTGCTATCAGGTTTGAAAGCCTGGAAGCATTGCCGAGTTGGATGGCGGAAATCCAAGACGACCTGAGAGATCGGATGCCGCTGTATCGGCGCATCCGGCAGAGCGTCTCTCAAGCTGGCTTTGAGGTGGCCATTGATCCCCCCGATTTTGACGCACAACAAGCCAATTCCGCTTGGATCATGTCGACCGTTGACGGCCAGACATCTGCACAGTTTGCAAAAGGTTCTCTGATCGTACACACCCGCGATTACCACAGTTTCAGCGATTTCGCTGATGTCGTCAGGATGGCACTTGACGCCTTACTGTTGCGGGCTAAGCGTATCCACGTCGGTCAGGTTGGTATCAGATACGTGGACCATCTGAGGGCTACTAACGGGTACAGTGTCGACAAGTTCGTTCCTAGCCAATTGCTTCCTCATGTTCCGAACATGGATGGGCTGGCGCTGCGGAATGCAGTGTCGACTACGACCTATAGTTGTGGTTCCCATCTCCTCAATGTCCGTTTTGGGACAGGGGCGGGAATGCCGGTGATCCCCGAAGATTTGATGTCGGTCTACTTATCTAGCAGCAAGCCTGGGCCGGGTGGAATCGTCCATTTTGACGCTATGAAAGACGACGAGGGTGTGCTGGACACTGACTGCATAGCGGCCGAGCTGGGGCCTCAAGTCATGGATCAGGAGCGTATCCTCGAACTGCTAGATCAGTTGCATGTGACTGCCAACGGTTACTTCCGTGCTGTCACTACTAAGCATGCAGCAGATGCATGGGGCGGGGGCATCAAGGAGGAGGTATGAGTCAAGTATCGACAAGTTACAGTTATCAAGATCCACACCAGAGACATTTTGCTTCTAGCTCTACCTCTAAGGGTAGGACTTCGCCTTGGTTGAATATCACGCTAGGCGCAGCGCTAGGCATTTCAGTTGCGGGTGTTGGGGCGCTTGCTGCCTCAACGACCGGCAATGCCCATGATTACTCAGCAAACAAGAAGAGCTTTGTTGTCACTGCGGGCGGCGAATTGCTCCAGGCGAAGCCGTCGCCTGCCGCCGCTACCGCTCCGGATTGGCAGATAAATCTTCGCTGGATAAAAAGTGAGTCCGCTGTCACAATTTCGGCGCTCTCCGAGCTCTTTGGGGTAACCCGTCGCGCCTTCTACAGCTGGCTTGACGGAACTACGCCCAAGAGAGGCGGTAGTCAGGCACGGATCGCGGTCTTGAGAGACGTCCTCAGCACTATGCAGTCGACACAGCAACGCATGGCGCTGTTGTCACTCATGAATGAGACCGTGGAGGGGGAGACTTTCCGTGAGGTCTTCCAGAGTTCCACAGACAACGTTGATGAGTTCAGGGAACGACTAGATGTCATGGTTGCCAAACTTGCTCCAGCGTTGGAGCAACAAGAAAGACGACTTGATCGAAGTGGCGGCGCTAGCCGAACTTTCGAGACAGAGTTCGCATCCTCTTGATGGTGCCCGTGTTGCGGAACTGATCGCTGAGCGCGACTGGTGGCAAGGGTCTGTTCTTGAAACTAGCCAGTTTGCTGAAGGGCTGCCAGCGCTAGCTGGCAGCTCGCATTGGATTGTGATCTCCCAAACCTGCAACCTTAGAAACTCTTCACTGGTGAAGGTGCCCAGTGTTGAACTGCTGGCTGCCCGGCCGATCGACGCCATGGACAGGAAGTTCGCGGGAGGGTCGAACCCGCGCATTCTTCACACAAAGGCCTACTATGGTGAATCTCAAGAGCAATGCTACGAACTGGATATCCAACAACGGTGTTGGATCCCTCGCGAGTCATTGTCGGCAAATGCCCCTTCGGGTGGCGCACTAAAAGATCTCGATGGCGACCTTGAAGGTCGCTTTAAAGAAGAGTTGGCTAACTGGATCGCTAGAAGTTACACGCGAATCGAGCTGCCAGATCAATTTAATGAGGCCATCCGCAAGAGCAAGATGTATAAGCTGCTCGAGAAAATTGTGCGGCTGGACCAGGGTGTGCACGGGATATTCTTTGAGGTAAGCAGCTACTCTGAGCATGAGTCAGACGAAGAGGACGCAGCTGAAGCTGAGCCAATGAGTCCCAGCGAAGTTGCAGAGTCCAGCCCCCCATGGGCGGTCGAACTCACTGTGGTCTGCTATGACACAGCCACGCGTGATGCAATCGAGAAGCACCTTGCGAAATTGAATGATGAAACTCAAGACGCGAGCTCTCTTCCTGAAGGTGTGGCCCTCCCAGGGGCAAAGTGCAGCGTCCGACAAGTCGCTTCGTTCTATGGCCTTCATCTGTTAGGGATGCAGGCTGTTTTGGATAGCGCTTGGCGTGTGCCTGATCTGATGCGAACACATCGCTTTACCAACTTTGATCATCTAAGCGGATCGGATGAGCTCGGCGAGTAAGCCGCAGATTTATCACGGGGCAGAGGGTTTCACTCGAGGCAGACTCTTGTCATAGACCTTCATCATCGCGTCGGTAACGCCCAACGCGTCTTGACGCTCGGCACGATTGCCCACCGTGTCGGTGCCACCCTTTCGCTTGAGGTCGTGCAGGCTGAAGCGCTCCTCGGCCAGGATTATGCCGGCGCTGATGGCCAGCTGGATGAAGCGCTGCCAAGTGCTGTCTAAGCTGGTCTTCTGTAGAGGCTCGCCATGCTCGGCAAGGAAGAGGTAGCGTTGGTCAGCGCGCAGCTGCACCGGCAAGCTGTGGCGCTCGATGATGGCTTCACGTCGCGCGATTGCGGCATCCCATGTGCTCCGTAGCCGCGGGGTCCACTCCACTAGGTTGTCGCGGCTGCGCTTCCGTCGATTCGTGTGCAGCCCCTCGGTCGTGCCTTGCGCCTCGGTCAGCGTGAGCGTTTCAATGCCGCGCAGTCTGCAAAGGTAGCCCAGCTCCATGATCATCCACAGATAGGCCGGTACCGAACCCTCGGTCCGGGCCGTTCGCATGGAGCGCTCATGGGCGAATGCCAGCAGCTTTGCATAGGCTGCATCGGTAGGAAGACGCTGGCGCTTACGCTCCTTCGCCTGTTCCAGACCCTGTGCGGGATTGTGGTCAACGATGCCCCGATTGAGCGCCCAGCGGAACACCAGGCGCGAGTAGCGCAGCACCTTGTTTGCCTTCGTGGGCGTGCCTTCCGATTCGATCTTGTCGACCAGGCGCTGGAAATTGTGGTTGCGCAGCTTTGCCACCTGGAGCTTGCCGAATGGCACGCCCAGGTTGGTGGGGTAGTTGATAAGCACGTTCCGCGCTGACTCGTAGTCGTCACGGGTGCCTGCGGCCAAGCCCTTGAACTTGGCGCTATCGTGATACTGGGTGCATACCCATTCCACAGTCCCTGTGTTTTCGCCCGTCTCCATGATGCTGTGCAGCTCGGACAGCTTCGCATCGGGGCCGGCGACAGTGCGGCGGGTCTTCTTGGGGCCGTCGATACCCGTCGTCGTCTCCAGTACGTACCATCGGCCACGGCCCGTTGCATCCCAGTACATCCCCTTGGGAATCTTCGCCTGGTCAATGTGTGGCGGGATCGATGGATTGTGCTTTCTCGGTCGAGGTGCCATCAGATGACGTCGTTTCCATAGGTGTCGTTGGAGGCCTGCTGCAGGCCAAGTGCTGCGTTCATCGCGGCAGCGGTGGTCCAGATCCCGCCCTTGCCGTCGTACCTATAGCGAATCCCTTCCTTGCGAGCCCACGCTTCCACAGTGGACAGGCGCGGTCGTTCGCCGGGCCGACAGAGTTCCTGCAGATCCTGAAACTGGAGAACTTCTCCGATCATCGAGCCCCCTGGCCTGAGCGTGGAGGCGGATCTATCCCATAGGCAGCTGCAAGGGCATTGGTCCACCTATACGCGGTAGAGCGGTGCACGTTGAACCTGGTGCATACCGCTTCGATGGTTGGAAAGCGCGACTGCTCATGTGCCCATTTGGAGAACTCCAGCACGGTGCGCAGATGGCCATAGCTGGCGAGGTCGTGCTTGATTCTGCGGGCCTTTACTACCGGCGGCATCGAGGCGTCGGCGGAGAAGTCCCGCGCGCCGAGCCCCATTGCTGATGAGAAGTTCATGCGAACAGGTCCAGTTGGCCCGGCAGTGCCGGAGGAGGGGCGGCGGCCCCCAAGGGCGCGGGCCTTACGCGGATCAGGCACTCTCCCTCGCCACGCATCTGCCACGGTCTGCCGGCGATGGGCACGAGGTCGTGGAAACCACCACCACCGCCGACGCGGTCCTTGATCTTCACCTGGTAGTAGTCCCTGCCGCCGAACTGTGTGTGGTGCCCCGGATGCGTTCGCACGGAGACGACCGTAAAAACGGGAACCAGAAGGTTCCACCCGCTGGTCCGCACTTCATCGTCGAAGTGCCACGAGCCATCCAGCTGGCGGTCCATCAAGAGAACCTGGTCGCCCACCTTGAAAGGCTCTAGGCTCGCGACATCGCCGTGCGCAGAGTTGTGGATGGGCGGGAAGAAGTCGCGGATGGAGAAGAGAAGCCCGCGGCCGTTCGCGTCCGTGAACTCGGCCATGGGAAAGTAGGCAACAGCGATGCCGCCATCGCGCACCAGATAGAAGGCGGTGCCGCACGGGGTCGGCCCGGCCGCCTCGTGCTTCCGCAGCGACTGGCGCGAGCAGCCGCCTTCCAGCAGGTCCAAGACGACACGCTCCGCGAGATCCATTCCGATCTCCCGATGCATCACCCGTTCGCGCTGTGTGTCAGCCATGAGCGCACCTCCGCCAGCACCACGCTGCGGCCCTTCCAGCCTGCCGCCCCAGCCACAGGGCAGTGATGCCCAACAGGAACACGCCCAGCGCGATGACAAAGCGAACTGCGAGGGTGGCCAAGAGGTCAAAGCTTGATGCCGTCATCGCCAGCCCCGCAGATATTCGCCGAACGTCACGCCACCGTCGTAGCGCAGGAACTGCTGGTAGCGCTGCTGCGACCTGGTCAGTTTCGGCGGCGGAGGGCTGTGCTCCTGCACCGCTTTTCGGCCTGCAGCAGTAACCGTGAAAACGTCGCTGCCACCGGCGAGCGCGAACCCCATCGTCCTGGTCATGAAACCCATGTTGAACAGCGCCATACAGTGCCGGTGATCCGCGCTTCCCTCGCTGGTGACGAAGTGATTTCTGCGACTATCACCACGCCCATGCTGGTCCAGACCCAGCGAATGCTGAAGGACAATCAATTCGTCCTTCTTCACGGGCACGGTTGAGAGGTGGTCATCCATAGCTCGGCTCCGGCATGTCAGAGGGGGTTACCCATCGATGGCGCCCAGTACGCAGATTTTTCACTTGCACGCGCGTAGGGTCGCGGGTCCAGAGAGGCGGGTAGCCAACAACGTGGCCAGCGGAGAATCCGTTTCCTGCGCGCCACACCACCTCTGTGCCGACGGGATAGCGGATTGCCATTTCGGTCAGGACCATGGTCCGTGCGTTCGCAAGGTCGGCCAGATACTCCGCAAGACGATCAGCCATTGCCCACCGCCTTGCTGTCGATCAGGGCCAGCAGGCGCAGAGCCTCGGCATGCTTCTTTGCGTCACCGCGCGGGAAATCGGGGTTGGCGTGTTCGCGCTCTTGCCATTCCATCAGCTCAACGCATTCCCGGAACTGCCCCAGGTCCACGGCCTGCGCGGGCGGGGCGGCGTGCGGTGCCATGTTGGTTTCAATGTCATAGGCCACACTGGTGGCGGACACACGCCCGTCCACGGACAGCTCCGCCATCAACCGGTAGCTATCGGCATAAGCCAGCAGCGGGTTGCGTGCCTGACGCACCGGCTGGCGTCGGTCTTCCCAGCGCTGGTTGTTCCAGACGAAGCCGAGGGACAGGAGCAATTCCACCGCGGACTCACGGCGGCGCGTGGGGACGGCACGCTCAAACTCCACCGGCTGGCGGGCGGCGAGGGCGGCTTTCCAGCACTGCCAGGTCAGCTGTGCATTCGGACAGGCATACGCGTCCGGGTGGTCCGCATCGCGGTCGGTGATGATGTTGCCGCCGCGGTAGCTCTGTGCATGTGCCCACGCCTCAAACTGCGCGCGCACGGCCTGACCGGCCGGGGAGGGCTGGGCGGCGCTCTTCGCCTCGGCGGCGACCAGGGCGCGGGACAGCCAGCGGATGCGGTCCTTGGCGGCGGTGAGATAAGCGATGGGCAGCATGGCACCAGCGACGATCTGGGCCACGCTCGGCTGCTCGTTGCCGTGCAAGAAGACCGCGTTAGCCAGCTCGTCGTCCGACAGGTCGCCCATCACCAGCGCTGCGCGCTCGCAGTCGTAGCGGCTGCCGTGCGGATCCGGCTCGCCGTTTGCGGCCCAGCGGGAGGAGGGAGTCGGCTGCGATTCCTTCACCTTCTCCGCCAGTTCCATCAGGGTCAGGCCCGGCTGACCGAATAGGGCGTCGCCGATCTGTGCGACAAGGCGCTGGGCGGCGCCGTCCGCCATCGAGGTGTTCATGCCCTGGCCTCCCTCGCCTCGATGGCGGCGATAGCCAGCGGCCGCACGAACCACGCGGCGAGGCCATCCTCCGTTTCGCCCAGCCACACCAGGCGCCAGTCAGCGCCAGGGCTTTCGGGGTTCCAGTCGATCATCTGCTGGATGTTGGCGTACACACCGGTACCGACCGATTCCTCCTCGAATTCGGCCTCCACCACGACCAGGTCGAAACCTTGGGCGTAGAACAGCGGCAGGAGGGACGACTCGCGGCCGTCAGCCCACGCAGGCACGTCCGGGTGGCACAGGACTTCGCCGTAGCTGTCACGCGCCGGCAGCCGGGCGGGGTCATACAGCCCTCGCCACGGATCTGCCGGATCAATGCCGGCGCCATTCTGAGCGCGCACCAGCTGCAGCAGCTGCGAGGCGTGCGCTAGCCGGGCCTTGGTGGTATCGCAGAGCGATGTGTCGCCTTCTTGGAAGCTGGTGCGGAGCGAGGCGTACCACGCAGCCACAGGCGCTTCGAACACGCGCAGATCCTGCATGCGGGGCAGGCGGACATACAGGTCGCGCAGTGCGGTCGAGGCCTGCGCCAGAGGAACGGCCTTGGCAGCATTGGGGAGCCACACCGCCTCAACGGCGATTGCCTCCAGCGTGCGGACGGCCTCACCCAGCACGGGACACGCGTAGGCGATGGGGAGTTCTTTCGTCTGTTGGGTCGTGGTCATCGGTATGCCTGCTAGAAGTCGACGTCGGTGTTGACGAATGCGCCGCCCAGCGGCGCGGAGGTGGGGTCTGCTGCAGCGCCAGCCGGGCGACGGGGGATCGGCCCAGCACGGCGGTACCGCCGGTGTGGATAGGTGGCGTACTTGCCGTCGTTCAGGCGGGTCACCTGGTACTGCGGGAACGCGTCCGCTGGCAGGTAGGCCCTGGCCTCCGCAATGAGGCCGATGTAGCGCTCCTGCCACTCCGCTGGCATCGACTGCAGGGTGCGGCGGGGCACTACGAAGTACGCCGCGCGGGACTGCCCGAACGCCTGGTGCGCCGGGCCGGTGGCGTACAGCACTTTCCTGGCCGTTGCAGCGTCGGTGGAGCGATCTGTGGAAGGGGCGCTCATTGAAGTCATTCCGCGCTTTGGACGGGCAGGCGATCCATGTAGCCGCCATGGTTGGCCGCATGGCGGCTCAGCGTGGGACGCAGCGGCGTGGTACCCAGCTGCTCGATAACGCCGCCCTTTGCGCAGAAGGCGGCGAGATCCTCGGCCAGTTGATCGCGCTCGTAATCTTTGTGCCGCACTGTGGTCGACGCGTCACTCGCACGGCCGTTCTCGGGGAGTGCTGTGACCAGAGCGCGGAATGTCCGGCGTTCGCGGGGCTCGGCCGCGCGCAGCGGTGCGATCGCGTGCTGGACGTGACCCGCGAGGCGCCAGATGCCGATGCGGCCGGAGCGCGCGCACGTGGCCTGGCCGCTGCGTGCCAGCCCGGTCAGCGTGTGGCTGATGACGTGGCTCGACTCGTTGATGCGCCCGATGTTCCTCAGCTGCTCAATCGTTGCGCCCTGCGGGAACTGCGCGAGGGCTTTGCGCACCAGGTCGGCGCGGCCGGTGTGCTGCGCGCAAGTACTCATGCGCGCGCCCCGGCAACCATCTGGCGCATCGCGCTGCCCAGGTGCAGCACGCGCGACGATTGATGCGCGACTGCGTCGGCGTTGTTGGTCAGCACCAGCGTGTCGTCCAGCGGGTAGGCGGTGTACCCATCCCAGTCGTCCAGCACGTGCTTCATGCCAAAGTGCTCGCGCAGCTCCTGCGCGTTGGCGGTTTTGCCGCAGCGTTGCGGCCCATAGATCACGACAGAGCGGCTCATGCGTGGATTCCTTTCGTGGCGCGCGTAGCGCGGTTGTTGGGGGAGATCGGCCGGACGCGCACGCCCTGCCGGTCGAGCCAGCGGTGTGCGGCCTTAGCGGCCAGGCGGTTGAGGGGGAAGGTCGTGTCGCCCAGGCGCAGCGAGTTGCGCGATACCCCCACGCTCCGGCTGGCGCTGGCGGCGAGCTGCATGAGCGATTCGCGGGGCGCGGCGGTGTACAGCCCGGCCCAGATCCAGCCCTGGCAGACCATCAGCACCAGCGACTCGCCCTGGTGACCGGTTGCGAACTGCTGCTCAACCGGAAGAGTTGCTGCAGCGCTCATGCGGACAGCGCCAGGTCGCGGGCCTTGGCAATCTCGGCCTCGGCAGCGGCAAGGCCGGCGGCGGTCAGGGTCGCCGTGCGCGGAAGCTCCGGATCGTCGAAGCGCACCAGGACTCGCTCATCCAGCCAGTTCATGACGCGGCGGGTGAAGACCTTCTCCGGTCGGTTCTTGGGCGCGAAGCCCGCGCGGGTGCGGTGAAGCGCGTGATCCGAAGCGGCATGCGCTGCCAGCAGCGCTGCGCGTTCTTTCGGCTTTAGGGCGGCGGCCATGGCGTGTCTCCTGGTCAGGCTGCGATGGAGGTGGAAGGGGCGGTTGAAGCGAGGTCGGCCAGCACCTCGCCGCGGTGGCGGGCGAGGTGGGAAATCGGAATGCGGTAGTGCGCCAAGGTGGGATCGGTCCAGCGCAGCTCGGCCAACGCGGCGCGGTCGTAGGGAACCGGCCGAGTGGCGATGCCGCAGCGGTGGCACTCGATGTGCACTAGGTCGGGGCAGGCCGTGCCCAGGCGATGCCCGGTCGGCGCACCGCTGGTGGTGACGATCTGCGGCCGGTGGCCGTGACCACAGGAGGGAACCGATGCAGGCAGTGGGCGTGAGGTCTGGCGCATGGTCAGCCCCTCACCGAACTGCTGGCTGCCCAGCGGGCCTTGGCGGCTTCGGGGTCGGCGAGGGCGCCGTGGATCTCGGCGACGCGCAACGGCACGACGACGGCGGCGAGAAGCGCAACGGCCAGCCAAGTGATGCGGAGGCGGCGGCTCACGCCCGCACCTCGGCCGACATGTCCCGCGAACAGGCTTCCAGGCGAAGGCTGGCGACGCCCATGCGGCGCGAGCGGCGCAGCTGGTTGCGGCTGTGCTCTCCCTTGCTGCGGGTCCAGAGGGTTCGGGCGGTGCTGTGATCGCGGGCCGCCAGCGCCAGCAGGGCCTTCACGGCCAATTGCGGCAGCAGGGTGGGGCTCGGATCGGCGTGGCGATGAGACATGGCGCGCTCCTGGTTAGAAGAGGGCGCCAGCGGGTCTTCAGCCGCGGGGATCGGCTGCGGCAGGGAGGGGAGGTCCGGGCCGCTTGGCGACCCGCTGGTCGCCCGCCGGTGGGACGCCGGCGGAGCAATTTATCCCACAGCTAAATTTCCAACGCAATAGCTGGTGGCTAAATTTAGCCGCGGGGCTGGAAAAGGGTTGGGTAGCCGGGATAATTCCAAGGCACACAGGGCCAAGGAGGCTGCAATGTTCGGCAGGGTAGTGTTGTTAGGGGTTGCGCTTGCGGTGTCGCCTTGCGCTTCCGCCGACGTGTTCAAGTGCAAAGGAGCAAATGGCGAGACGGTTTACTCGCAAAACCCGTGTTCCGCAGGGGCGGCACCGATGAAGCTACGCTCCAACCGGGCGTCAACTGAGAGTGCGGGCGAAGTGGCAAATCGCGCCGCTGTGTATCAGACGACAGAGCTTGCAGATGCAGGTATCGCCGAAAGGAACTGTCTGTCTTCGGAACAGAGCAGGATCTACGGTCCGGTGAATGCTCGAGGGCAGGATGTGTCACGCCAGATCGCTGCACTTAATCGCGACTTGGCCAAGGCCAGCAACAACCTCGCTGGCGCCACCTACGAGGCTGGAATCCGGTCCCAGATAGCAAGCCTGCACCAGTCGCAGACGGCGGACAGAACTTCTGCCGACACCCAAATGGCGGAAGCCAGAAGGCGGTGTGCTGATGCTCGTAGTGAGCGTGAGCGCGCCACGCGGGAGAAGTACTCAGCTGGCGGCAAGTGACGCGAGTGGGCGCTGTTTGCGCCCACTTGTTACAGCTCCGCGTCAAGCGTCTTGAATGGAAACGTCTCTGATGAAGCCCGCTTCGTCCAGGGGGACGCCCTCCATGCAGCATTCCCTGGCAGCTTCCATTTCACGATGCAGCTGCACCAGGTCGTCGTTCTCTAGGCAGTCAATGCCAGGCGTGTTGAACGTCGCTTGGTCGATCAAGCAGCCCAGGTTGTAGTGATCGCGGAGCCAGCGGATGCGGCGGAGAATGCTGTCTCGGGTCACTTTATCGATGGTTGATGGCTTCGGTGCTGCGACTACCCGCAGCTTAGGTTTCTGCCCATCACGCCTTGCGACGCGCTGCGCGATCACCTGTGCCAATGCTTCGAGTGTCCCCGCGGCTGGGGGCTCCTTCTTCTGGTTCTCCATCCTTCTCCCTGAGCCTTTGCGCAAGCGCCTTGCTGAAATCGATCAGGTTGTCGGGGGTTACCGTTGCCTCGCCTCGGCTGTAGAGGTACTCGTAGGCATAAGCCAGAGGCGTACCGTCTTCTTCATTGCTGAAGTCATCAATCCCAAGGTTGGCGAACGTGAGCCTGACGAGCCTGATCGCGGAGGCGATGATCTCAGGGTCGATTCGCAGATCCTGAGAACCGGCAGCAGCATTGGCAGCAGAGTCCTCTGACCTCGGTTGGTCCAGCCAACCATGGGACAAGCCAGCGGCGCGCTCAATCTTACGTGCGACGTCATCACCGAGCTTCTTCCCACTCAGGAGCTGGTTCAAATAGGACGGAGCCATATCCAGATGGATGGCTATCGCCTTTTGGGTGCCCAGCTGTGGCTTAAGCGTGGCGACCAAGGCTTGGAGGTTGAGGTGTCTGGCGGTAATGGCATCCATGACGGAAGCGTAGCCACTAGCTAAACGCGGTAGTTTCGCCCCCAGCTTGACAAGAGCATTTAGCTCCGGGCTAAATACTAGCCCTATGGACCTACTCACCTTCATTTCGGACCCCGAACGTAAGCGGCGCCTCGCTGCCCTGACCGGCAGTTCTGAGGGATACCTGTGGCAGTGCGCGACCGGATGGAGGAACAAGAAGCCCAGTCCGATCTTGGCACGAAAGATTCAGGAGGCATCCGTTGAGATCGGTGGCGAGCTCGGATGCGAGGCGTTGGCCCTTGCTGCAATCCGCCCTGACATCTGGCCGGCTGAGACGGCATGAAGTGCTCTGCCTACATGGGCCTGACGCGCCGGGGCGAACAGAACCCCGACCACGCCACCGATGCCGGATGCGGCGTCGTAGGTGCGGAGAGCGGTGAAGTGCATGCGCTGCGGGAAGCTGATGATCTCTGCCATGGCGCCCATGTTGCGCTGGCCGCTGCCAGCCTTCCCACGATGATCGATGGCGCGTTTCAGGGGGGAGCATGACCTGCCTCCGCTCTGACCTCTACTGGCGGGATGCGCTGCATAACGCAGTGGCCCGCGTCCCGGGCGGGCTGCAGGATGCCGCCGCACACATCAGCAAGCGCCGGGGCAAGTCGATCTCGGCAGAAACGCTGCGCAAGAAGCTGCGAGGTGTCGATGGTGAGTCTATCTCCATGGAGATGGCCGAGATCCTGACCGACTACCTGCAGCAGTTTGTGGTCACGCAGGAGAGTGCCACCGACTGGGTGTGCTCTCTCGCGGGCCAGTACGACCTGATGGTGGACTACGTCCCGCCGCCGCCCGAGGGTGGCTGGCCCAATGAGCTGGCCGCGATCCAGGGGAAGTTGCTGGAGCTGCACAAGCTGACAGGCGCGCTGGCCGGTGCAGGCATCGACGCGCTGGCCGACCAGCGCCTCACCGTTCCCGAGGCGGATCGAATCCAGGACCTGTCGCGCGATGTGCGCAGGCTCTGCTACCGCCTTGAGCGAAACGCCTGCCGTGCTGCTGGGCAGCAGGGGATGGAGGACTGACGTGGCAACCCACCACGCCCATCGATCTCGGTATCGACGGCGTGGCATAGCCAGTGCGTCTGCACGACAGGCGATGGAACTGGCGGCCTTGGCGCTGACTGATGCGGTGCCTGGGTTGATTGGAGAAGAAGCATTGGCAGAGCGCGAGCGCATCCGCCAGCGACAAGAGCAGCTAGACAACCGGCAGCACAGCCTGCCTTTGGGGAACCCTGATGTACCACGCAAGCATTGATTCGGCCCCATCCCCCCGGGTGGCTCGTGAAAGGCCGCGTGCTGCCCGCGCTACTGAATCCGCCTTGGCATTGCGAGCCATTCGCGATACCAGCGATGGGTCCTCCCTGGCTTTGGCGGACGCGGGTAATCAGACGCGCATTTCCTGGGTAGATAGCGGCTCGGGAAACTACTGAATGTCTGAGAACTATGGGGATGTGCTGCAGCAGCTGCAGTCCGCCGGCCTTCTGGTCACCGAACTGGACACCACCGGGCGCATGGTCCGCTGCCGGGTCGAGGGCTCACGCGAGCGACGCGGCTGGTACGCGCTCCACGAACTAAACACCTCGGCCGGCGAAGTGCTGGTCGTCGGCACATACGGCGTATGGCACGGCAACGAGAACGGCGCGACGAAGGTTGATCTGCGCAAGCGGGACAAGACGTTCTCCGATGAACAGCGCGAAGCGCTGCGCAATCGGCTGGCCGAGGATCGGCGCAGGGCGGAGGCCGCCCGGCAGACCCAAGCGAAGCGTGCGGCAGAGCGGGCATCGTCAGCCTGGGCCAAGGCCAACGCCGTTGGCGAGGCCGATTACCTGGTCAGCAAGGGCGTGCAGGGTTTCGGACTGCGCTATGGCACCACGGGTGCCGCACTTGTTCCGCTGCTGGACGTCAACGGCCAGGTGCATGGCCTGCAGGTGCTGCGCAGCGCAAAGCTGGCGGCCGCAGGGCGCAAGCCTGCGAAGGAATATTGGCCGGCCGGGATGGTCAAGAAGGGCCACTTCCATCTGATCGGCGGAAGCCCGCAGTGGATCCTGCTGCTGGCCGAGGGCTATGCCACCGCGGCGACGCTGCACATGGCGACGGGCTACCCGGTGGCCGTGGCGTTCGATGCTGGCAACATGCTGGCCGTCGCCTCGGCCCTGGCGAAGCGCTATCGCGGCATCAGGATGCTGCTCTGCGCCGATGACGACGTGTTGCAGAAGTGTCGACACTGCAAGAGCCGCCTGGTGCTGGCCGACCATCCGCAGTTCTGCCCATCGTGCGCGCAGCCGCATGGCGCGTCGAATGCCGGCCTGCTCGGTGCCGAGGCAGCAGCGCTGGACGTGGGCGGCGCGGTGCTGCACCCGGTATTCGCCGATGAGCCTGCCAGGCGCGAGCGCTTCATCGAAACCGGCCGCAAGATCAGCGACTTCAACGATCTGCACGCCCAGGAGGGCCTGCACGTCGTGCGCGCGCAGGTCGAGGCCCGTCTCACGGAGCTCTCCTGGCGGGTGTCTGCAGAAAAGCGCGCGCCTTCCATCACCAACGACGGGGGCGAGGGGACTGATCGCCTTACCCCTATCCACTCGCTGACCGAGCTGCTCGAGCGCTTCGCGCTGGTCTATGGGCAGGGCGGCACGGTGTTCGACCACAAAGAGCACATGCTCGTGGCGCTGGGCGACATGCGCGATGCCTGCGTGCGCAAGGAACTGCACCGCGCGTGGATGGAGCATTCGGATCGGTCCATCGTGCGTGTCCGCGAGGTCGATTTCGACCCCTCGGGCGAGAAGCCGGGCGTGACCTGCAATCTCTTCGCAGGCTGGCCGACGGTACCGCAGGAGGGTAACTGCGACCGGCTGCTGCAGCTGCTCTGGCACATGTGCGGGAACGAGGCCAACCAGAAAGCCCTGTACGACTGGGTGGTCAAGTGGCTTGCTTACCCGCTGCAGAATCCGGGCGCCAAGATGAAATCGACCATCGTCATCCATGGTCCGCAGGGTACCGGCAAGAACATGTTCTTCGATGAGTACATGAAGCTCTATGGCGAGTACGGCCGGGTGCTTGACCAGGCCGCCCTGGAGGACAAGTTCAACGACTGGGCAAGCCGCAAACTGTTCCTGCTGGCCGACGAAGTGGTTGCACGCACCGAGGTCTACCACCTCAAGAACAAGCTCAAGGCGTTGATCACGGGTGACCGCATCCGCATCAACCCGAAGAACATCCAGGCCTACGAGGAAGACAACCACGCCAACCTGGTGTTCCTCTCAAACGAGGCGATGCCGGTCGTGCTGGAAGAGGATGACCGCCGCCATGCGGTGATCTGGACCCCGGACAAGCTGAGCCTGGAGTTCTACACCGAGGTGCTGGCCGATATCCGCAACGGCGCGACGGCGGCGCTGCATCACTACCTGCTGCAGGTTGACCTGACCGGCTTCACCAACGGCACCAACCCGCCGATGACGCAGGCGAAGGAAGAGCTGATCGGCCTGAGCCAGGACAGCCCGCAGCGGTTCCTGGACGAGCTCTACGGCGATGACATTCCCGGGCTGAAACCCATGCCGGCGCTGTCGAAGGAGTGGTACGAGGTCTACAAGGCCTGGTGCGCACGCGAAGGCATGCCACGCCCAGCGCCGTCACCAAAGTTCATCAACGCGCTGGTGCGCAAGCGCCAGATCCTCCACCCCGACCGGGCGCGGAAGCGCTACCAGATCGAGCAGACCGTGAACGGGCCGCATGGCTTCCTGATGCTGGGCGATTGCACGGTGCCTGACGGCAAGACAGAGGCGGCATGGCTGGGCGACCAGGTCGTGTCATTCCGCCGCATGTACTCCGACTACAAGGGGCGTGCGTGATCACTATGCCCATCAATGTGCGGCGTGTGCGGGATGTGCGGGCAGATGTGCGGGCATTGAATTGCCGCGCATCGCTTGCGGTAGTAGGCGTGTGCGGGACGTGCGGGCATCGGCCTACATGGGCGGGCGCGGGCGAGAACGGGTATCGCGCTGCCACGCCGCAATGGACCTCGCGTGCGTATGTGGGTGACCGCACATCCCGCACACGCCGCACACGCGTTGTGCCGCGTGGATTCAGCGGCTATCGCATTCCGCACACACCGCCGCACAGCCCGCACATGCTCACGCGCGCGCGTTTTTCCGCTTTAACGATCTTCGAAGGAAATGGAGAAGGGGGTAGCAATGGCTGAGGAAGACGTGACCATCACTGGCAAGGAGCTGGCCTCGCTGATCGGCTGCAAGCCGTCCTACGTGGTCGAGCTGAGGAAGAAGGGCAGGGTGGTGGTGGGCGAGGGCGGCAAGGGATTCCTGAAGGCCGCCTCCCTGGAGCTCTACGCTCGCACCGCAGACCCGGTCTATGCCGGTGTGGCCCAGCGCCACGCAGATGAGCGCGGCAGCGCGCTGGTGGGGAGCGGGGAGGCGGCCAGCGCTGGCGACGTCGACATCGATGACGATGAAGACGACGGTGACGACGACGATGCCAGGCCCTCACGCGCCGGCCGCCCGCAGACCCCGGATTCCGCGCGCAAGGCCAAGGCGCTGGCCGACAAGGCCGAGACCGACGCGCACATGGCGCACATCGCGCTGCAGAAGGAGCTGGGGCTGCTGCTCCCGCGCGCTGACGTGGAGGCATTCCTCGCTGAGCATGCAACGACGTTCCGGGGCGCGATGGAACGCCTGGCCGACACGCTGGCGCCGCAGCTCGCGGCAACGTTGGATGAGGCCGGGTGCCGGCGGCTGGTCTGGGATGAGGTGAGCCACGCCCTGGAAGAACTGAGCCAAGGCTTCCGCACGCTGGCGGCCAAGGCAGCGGAGGCTGCGGAATGATGGAGGCACAAAGCTGCCTGGCGTCGGTGCTGGCGCGCTCGCTGCAGCCGCGGCGGCCCATGAGCGTTTCGCAGTGGTGCGATGAACACATGCGTCTGTCCACCAAGAGCGGCAGCAAGCCTGGGCGCTGGGTGACAGACCGCAACCCTCCACTGCGTGAGCCGATGGACAACATGTCCGCCCGCAGCCCGGTGCATGACCAGGTCTGCATGTTCCCGATCCAGTTCGGCAAGAGCCAGCTGGCGACCAATGCCATGGCCTACTGGATGGACTATGCGCCGGGCCCGATGATGTACGCGCTGCCGGGTGAGGTGTCCATGAACAAGTGGATCGCCCAGAAGCTCAACCCGATGATCGAGGTGTGCGCAGCAGTCAAGAAGGCGCTGACCAGCACGGCCAGCCGGGATAGTGCGAACCAGCGCACGTTCAAGGACTTCGCTGGCGGGCAGCTGTTCGTGGAGCACATGGGCAGCCCGCAGCGCCTCAAGTCCTCGACGGTGAAGTACCTGCAGGTGGATGAGATCGATGAGGCGCCGCAGCAGCTCTCCACCGGCGACGACCCGGTGAAGATGCTGGACGGACGCACGTCGTCCTTCCCGACGACCTACAAGCGCCAGTACATCAGCACCCCTGGCATCGCCGGACTCAGCCGGATTGCGAAGCTGTACGACAAGAGCGACCAGCGCCGCTATCACGTCCCGTGCCCCCACTGCGGCAATTACCAGGCGCTGCAGTGGAGTGGCTTGGTGTGGTCGCCCGACAAGAGCCACGCGTGGTACGCCTGTTGCGAATGTGGGGTCGCCATCGAGGAACACTTCAAGACCGACATGATTGCCAACGGGCGCTGGGTGGCGGCCAACCCCGACTCGCCGATTCGCGGCTACACCATCAACTGCCTCTACTACCAGTTCGGGCTGGGGCCGCGCTGGTTGGACCTGGTGAAGGAGTGGCTGGAAGCGCAGGGTGATCCTGCCTCCCTCAAGACCTTCGTGAATGACCGGCTGGCCGAGACGTGGGAAGACCCGTCGATGCGCGCGGTCAAGCACAACGTGATCAAGGATCGCGCCGAGCCCTACGCCCTGCGCTTGGCTCCTCTCGGGGTGCTGGCGGTGACAGTGGGTGTCGATACCCAGGATGGGCGCTTGGCGGTGCACACCATTGGCTGGGGGCGTGGTATGACCGCCTGGACCCTCGACTATGTGGAACTGCAAGGCGATCCCGCAGAGGATGCAGTGTGGGTTGCGCTGACGGATCTGCTGAACCGCGCCATCGAGCGAGCGGACGGCGCTCTTCTGCGGCCGATGGCAGTCGCTATCGATGCCGGTGGCCACCGCACGGAGGCGGTAAAGAACTTCGTGCGCCAGCGTCGTGTCACCCGACCAATGTGCATTTTCGGCGCCGTTCCGAACAACGCGCCGGTGCTGTCGAAGGGAAAGCTGGCTGACGTGACCTGGAACGGCAAAACGGACAAGCGTGGCATCACCATCCACCAAGTCGGCACCGTGGCCGCGAAGCACTATCTGTATAGCCGCCTCTCCGCCGATGCAGAGCGCGCTGTCGAGTCGCGCCTGGTGCATTTCAGCGATGAGCTGCCGGATGAGTACTTCCCCGGTTTGGTGTCGGAGGTCTACAACCCGGTGAAGAACCGATTCGAGAAGAGGGTTACGCGTAACGAGCCGCTGGACACTTGGGTCTACGCCTATGCTGCCGCGCACCACCCGGAGGTCCGCCTGCATCGCTACACGCGTGCAGACTGGGACGTGTTGGAAGCCCGCTTGCTGCTGACCGTGAACAGTACGGATTCCCGTGAAACAGAGGCGACGCCTGTGGAAGTCGATGCGAAGACTGTTTCGCGTGGAACCCAACAGGTCCGGCCGCGTAGCAGCGGACTGGCGCGTGATGGGTGGGCGCTGTAATGGCAAAACGTACCGAGTCGGCCGAAGAGCTGAGGGAGCGGATCTTGGCGGCCATGCGAGCAGACATTGGCATCAGTGAGCGCATGGCGCTGCCGTTCGTTGAATCGGTGATGCAGTGCTTTGCCGGCGAGCAGCCCTATTTCCCTGCAGCAGTTCGAACCTACCCGCTGACGGAGATTCGTCGTTCTCTGGAGGCTGGGATTCCCGTGAAACAGGTCATGCGGGACTTTGACGTGTCCAGATCAAAGCTGCACGAGCTGTTCCCTGGTGGGCTCCCCAGAAAGCAGAAACAGGTGTAGTCCACGGTTTCAATGAAAGTGGAGACAAATTAGTTTTCTGCTTCTTTCAAATCAGTTAGTTACGCGGGCCGCTGTCCACGACTTTATTGAGTTCGTGGACAGCGCTATCCGTAGCCTATGTAGTCATGAAGACTGCTCAGGAAATGCTGGAGTTCTACATCGACGCGGAGGTCGCCGTGCTTTCGGGCCAGACCGTTCGCATCGGTGATCGCCAGTTGACCCGGGCGGACCTGGCTGAGATCCGCTCCGGTCGAAAAGAGTGGCAGGCTGCGGTCGTACGAGGCGGCGCGGTTGCCGGTCGACGTGCGCGCTGGGCGAACGCCGACTTCGGTGGGGTGACCTGATGTCCTCCGCGCAGATCGCCAAGGCACGATTGAGCGCCGCTCTCGGCGCCGACCGCGCCATCCAGTCGGCTCGTGCCCAGATGGCTCCGGTAGTCAGCCGCGCGCACGAAGTGACGCGCCCGTCGCGAAACCGAAAGTTGGCGAGGGACTGGGGCAGCGGCAATACCATCGCAGGCATGGATGCGCGCCAGCTCCGGGATCAGGCACGCCATCTGGAGCGTGACCTGGATCTGGCGGACAACGCGCTGAACGTCCTGGTCCAGAATACTGTTGGCGCAGGCATCGACGTGCTCTCTGCGCCTCGGCTCCCCGGGCAGCCGATCAACCGCGAACTGGCATTGCAGCTGGACGACCTCTGGGACGAGTGGTGGGACGCGCCCGAGGCGACCCGGACGCACGACTACGGCATGTGCCAGCAGCTGCTGGCACGCAGCTGGTTCCGCGACGGTGATGCGTTCTACCAGGACCTGATTGGCACAGTCCCATACTTCGAGCACGGCACCGCGGTTCCGTACAGCTTCGAGATGTTGGAAGCCGACCTGGTGCCGCTGGAATTCAACGATCCAGCGCGCAACATCCTGCAAGGCGTCGAGCGCAACGCATGGGGCCGGCCTATCGCGTTCCACGTCTACAAGAGTCATCCAGGTGATCCTATGGGCACTCGGCTGGAGACCAAGCGTGTCTCGGCCGAGTTCATGCACTGCATCGCGCTGATGAAGCGTCTGCACCAGGTGCGGGGGCTCAGCGTGTTTGCGAGCGCAATGTCCCGCTTCGAGGACGTGAAGGACTATGAAGAGTCCGAACGCATTGCTGCCAAGGTGGCGGCGTCGATGACGTTCCAGATCAAGAAGGGCGGCGGCGAGCAGTACGGTGCGGATCTGGGCGGGCAGGCAATCCTTCAGGACGGTGTTCCGATTCGTGAGCTGCGCCTTGCCCCCGGTGCGATCTTCGATGATCTGTTGCCCGGCGAGTCGATTGAGAGCCTGGGCACCGACCGGCCGAATCCCAATGCCGCCACCTGGCGCAAGGAGCAGTTGCGCGCAGCTGCCGGCGGCATCGGCGTGAGCTATTCCAGCCTGTCGCTGGACTACAACGGCACCTATTCGGCACAGCGTCAGGAGCTGGTCGAAAAGTGGGGCAGCTACCTGATGCTGGCCGAACGTTTCATTGCGCTGTGCGTGCGACCGCAGCGCATGCGATTCGTCCAGGCCTGCGTGCTTTCGGGGCGCGTGCGCCTGCCCCGTGGCTGGACGCTGCGGGATCTGGCCGCCTCAACGTACGTCCGCCCGGTGATGCCGTGGATTGACCCGTTGAAGGAGGCTTACGCGCGCGGCGAGGCAGAGGACCGCGGCTGGGTGTCGCCGCAGCAGAACACGCTTCAGTACGGCAACAACCCCGCTGAGGTCCTGCGTCAGCGTCAGGACTGGCAGGAGCAGACCCAGATCCTTGCGCCGCCGGCGCCCAACACCAGTGCAGAAGCGCGTGCCCAAGTCTTGGGCCAGCTGACGCGCGATCTCTCCAGGAGCGAATGACATGCGTGCACGCCTGTTGGCCAGCGCGATCCAGAACACCATCCGCGCGGAAGCGGCAACCGAAGCCGAGCTCGCCCCCGCGCTGTATCAGGTACGCGCGGAGGCCGATGTCGCCGACGTGATGATCTATGGCGCCATCGGTGGCTATCTGTTCGAAGAGTCGGTGTCCGCTGCCGACCTGGTCGAGCGGATTGGCCAGATCACGGCTGGCACCATCCACGTGCGCTTGAACAGTGTTGGTGGTGTCGTCGCTGACGGCATGGCAATCCACAACGCACTGCAGGCCCATCCGGCGCACAAGATCATCACCGTGGAAGGGCAGGCCGCTTCCATCGCCTCGCTGATCCTGCAGGCCGGTGATGAGCGCCGGGTCTATGCCAGCTCCCTGGTCATGGTTCATGCGCCGCGCACCGTTGCTGCCGGCAGCGCTACGGCATTCCGTCAGAACGCGGAGGCGCTGGACGCGCACGCGTCGGCCATGTTGGAGGCCTATGCGGCCCGCTCTGGTCAGCGTGAAGAGATGGAGCGACTGCTTACCGACGATGCCGACCACTGGTTCTCCGGTCCGCAGGCCGTCGATGCCGGTCTGGCCGACCTGGTGGTGGACGCCGACCCCGGGGCCACGGCCATGTGGTCGTCGGCATCTACCGTCGCGATCCGCGGCTATCTGCAGTCCATTGAGGGTGCCGGCGCGCCCGTTTTGTCCCAGCTGCGTCGAAGCATCGTCGCAAGCCTCTCTCCGCAAGTATTCGCCTCGCTTCCCGAGGTCAGCCAGTCGGCCGTGATCGGCCATATCGAGGATCCAACCATGAAGAAGCAGTACAGCGCCATCCTCGCGAACGCCGGTCGACAGAGCCCGGCAGTCGCAACCAACGCTACCGCGCCGGTCACCCCGGTCGTCGCCGCGGCTCCCGTTCCCGCGCCGACGCCGGCCGATCCGGTCCAGGCCGCTCTGGGTGCGTTGCGTGAGCGCAACACCCAGATCCAGGCCATTGCGCTCCCGCACATGGGCAACGCACAGGTCCGTGAGTACGTGGATGGAGTGATGGCGCAGGCAGACTCCAACATCACCGCCGACGCGGTGGGTCGCCACATCCTGGCACTGCTGGGCAGCAACGCTGCACCGCTCAATGGCGGTGCGGCCGTCACCGCTGGTACTGACCAGCGCGATCTGACCCGCTCGGCCATGTCCAATGCGATCCAGGCTCGTGCCGGTCTGGTCCAGGCGACGGACGGTAACGCCTTCCGTGGCATGTCCCTGACCGAGATCGCCCGTGCATGCGTGCAGCAGGCTGGTGTGGATACCCGTGGTATGGAGCGACTGGAAGTGGTGGGCATGGCCTTCACCCACAGCAGCTCGGACTTTCCGCAGCTGCTGGGTGACGCTTCGCGCCGGGCCCTGCTGCAGGGCTACCAGGAAGTGGAAGAAACCTTCGACCAGTACACCCGTCCGGTGAATGTGAGCGACTTCAAGCCGACCAACCTGGTGGGTCTGGGCGCCTTCTCTGACCTGGACGTCGTCCCGGAGGGCGGCGAGTACAAGCAGGGCACGTTCTCCGAGCAGTCGCAGGCCATGAAGATCGTGACCTACGGCAAGCTGTTCACCATCACCCGCCAGGCCATCATCAACGACGACCTGGGCGTGTTCGGCGACGTGCCGCGCAAGATGGGCCAGGCTGCACGGCGTACGATCGCGAAGGCCGTGTTCGATCTGATCAACAGCAACCCGATCCTGGCTGACGGCAAGCGCCTGTTCCACGCTGACCACAAGAACCTGCTGCCGGCTGCGCTGATCAGCACCGCCAGCGTCGGCGCAATGCAGGCTGCCATGCGCCTGCAGAAGGATGCAGACGGCAATCTCATCCAGGTGCCGATGCGCGGCCTGTTGACGCCGGTGGCGCTGAGCGGCCTGGCAAAGACCGTGCGCACCGCGCAGTTCGCCGTGGGCGCGGGTGTCGGCAGCAACGACCCCAACATCGTGCGCGAGACCTTCGAAGTCTGGGATGACGGCCGGCTGGACGCCAAGGATGCACAGGCCTGGTACGGCATCTCCAACCCGGCCTACGTCGACGGCATCGTGGTGGGCTATCTCGACGGCAACCAGACGCCGTATCTGGAACAGCACCAGGGCTTCACCGTCGACGGCGTGGCCTGGAAGGTGCGCCTGGATGCGGCACCGGCCATTGCCGACTACCGCGGCATCTACAAGAACCCCGGCAACCCGGCACCCGCCCAGGGCTGATCGCCCGGCATGGAGATCGCCGCAATAGCGGCGGCCTCCTGAACCCCTTCACGCATCCGGAGAGTATTTATGAAGAACGCACATCAGGACGGTCGCGTGCTCGACGTGACCCTGACCGCTGACACCAAGAGTGGCGAGCTGGTGGTACAGGGCAAGCTGGTGGCCGTCGCCGTTACCGATGGCAAGGCCGGCGAAATCATCGCCACGCATGTCGAGGGCGTGTTCGAGCTTCCCAAGCTGCCGGCCGCCGTGTTCGGTGTCGGTGCCGCCGTCAACTGGGACACCGCCGCCGATCACGCGATCGCTGGTGCAGCCGGTGCTGATCAGGTAGCCGACATCGGCTTCGCTGTCTACGCGGCTGAGGCTGGCTCGCTGACCGTTTTCGTCCGGCTGACGCCGGGCTCCGCCGCAGCAGGCGCATAACCGAACAGGCCGGCACCGCTCATAGACGCCCGGGTGGCGTGAGCGGTGCCGGTTCTTCCACAGCGACAACGGGGGATCGCATGGGCACCACCAGCACGCCGCGCGGCGTACGCAACAACAATCCTGGCAACATCGACCGAACCAGCACGCCGTGGCAGGGCGAGGATCGGTCTGCTGCGGCTATCGCCCGTGAGCAGCGCTTCTGCGTGTTCCTGACCCCGCAGGCCGGCTTCCGCGCCCTCGCGAAGACCCTGCTCACCTACCAGCGCAAGCACGGCCTGCGTACGGTGAAGGAGATCATCGGGCGCTGGGCCCCGCCGATGGAGAACGACACCGGTGCTTACGTCCAGCAAGTTGCTGCGGCGGTTGGCGTTGCGCCTTCGGAAGTCATCCGCCTGGACAACGCGGTCACCCTGAGCCGTCTGGCCACCGCTATCGCCAGACACGAGAACGGCGGCATGTACTGGCGGCCCGACGTGATCGACGCCGGCGTTGCAGAGGCGCTGAGCTGATGGTCGGCGGCGGCGTCACCGCCACGGCACCCTGGTGGGCAGCAGGCAGCGTAGTGGCGCTGTGGCTTCTCCGCGAGACGTGGACGGCGCTCCTCTCGCGTAGGAAGGAGCGTACCGAGACCGACGCCAACGTGGATCTCATCAGGGGCTTGTCTGATCGCGTGTCCTTCCTCGACCAGCGAGTCACTGCCCAGGATGAGCGGCTGCAGGCTGAAATGCTGCTGCGGCTCAGGGCGCAGGAAGAGGCCAGCGCCCTGCGCACGCGTGTGCGCCAGCTGGAATCGACGCTGCGCGGCCTTGGTGCAGTCATCCCGCCCGAAGACCCGGTGGTGTCCGCATGATCCGCGCCCTCCTCGTCGCCATCCTCCTGCTGCTGGGCGTCGTCGTCTGGCAGCGCGGCTCGGTGTCGATCGCGCACCGTGCGGCCGACCAGGCCGCGTCGAGCCGTGACGCTATGGAAGCTGAACGTGACGCTGCCCGCGCCGAAGCCCATGCCGCGGCCGAAACCCTGAAGGCAGAGCGCAGCAGCGCCGCCGCCGCGAACGCCCTGGCCTCCCAGTACGAAAAGGAAAAGAACGATGCACAGACGGCATCTGATCGCCTTGTCGCTGATCTTCTCAATGGCAACCAGCGCCTGCACCAGCGCTGGCAAGCGTCCGTCGCCACCGCAGAGCTGTACGCGGCCGCCGCTGCCGCCAGCCAGCCTGATGGTCGAGCCGACGACCGAATCGAAAGTGCGGGCCGAGCTGTTGGCGCCGCCGCCCAGTGCGACGCCCAGGTGAGGGGGCTGCAGGCCTATGCGCTTCTGTGCTCGGGAGGTGCCCGGTGAGCGAGCGGGACTTCCTGCGTCAGATGGACGCAACCATTCATAGTGCGCTGGCAATCGCCGGCATGGTCTCCACCGCCACGGTCAAGTCGGAGAAGACCGGCATCGTGACTGAAGGCGTACGGGTCTACGTCGACCGCGATGTGGAGACCATCGGGGATCTGCAGCAGTTCGTTTCGGGTCGTGTGGAGGTTGTGTACCTGCGAGCCGATGTCGATCCCGATCAGGGTGATCGCGTGGAGGTGGCTGGCGAGGCCTTCGTGAACGCGAAAAAGCTCAGTGACGACGGCTCCCGCAGCCGGTGGCTGGTGCGCCGTGGCTGAGCTGGCTGAACCCCTTTCCTGGCAGCTGGTCGAGTTCCTGCGTGATCGCGTGAAGCTGATCCGTACCTCGGCCGGCTTCCGCACCGATATCGGCGGCGGCTTGATCGTGGTGGACGATGATGAGGTGAGCGAGGACCAGTCCGAGCCCGCTACCGTCATTTCCGTCCAGCAGCTCTCGCGTAGTGGCGGAGGTACGGCCCAGGTCAGCTCCGATGCGGCTATCACCATCGAGTTCGAAGTGCCGCGCGAGAGTGGTCAGGAGAACCCACGGCTGCTGGTTCACCGCGCCAGGCACGACCTGATCCGTGCCTTGACGCTGAACGCCAAGATGCTGCCGGTGGGCGTCACCGCCTTCGAGCTGCTGACAACCCAGATTGCAAAACTGGAAGACGACGCAGGGCATTCCGCCGTCGTGGCTCAGATCACCGCGCGGGCTGGTCTGACCGAGACCTTCGAGCCCGTCCCCAACCCGAAACCGTAGGAGCAACACCATGGCACAGCCCAAAGTCCGCAAGTTCGCAGGCGATCTGCGTTTCTGGGAGCACGGCGCGAACGGCGCCCGCATTCCCGTCATTCCCGAGCCGGCCGATAAATTCGGCAACCAGCCGCTGGAACAGTCGTCGCTGACGTTCAGCTATGAGGCCGGCGACTCGGTCGAGATCAAGAGCAAGCGCCGTGATGCGCGTTATCAGCAGATCATCCACAAAGACTCCAATCCTGGTGTCACCAGCGTGTCCATCACCGCACTTGAAGTGCCGACTGCCATCCTGGCCCGCATGCTGTACGGCACCCTGGTAGCCACCCAGGTCGCCGCCGGTACCGCCACCGACGTGTCCGTGACCGTGGGTAGCGTGGACACGCCGGTCAAACTGCCGCACAACTTCCTGCTGGCCGACACCGCGCCGGTCTTCAAGAAGGGTGCCGTCGACCTGGTTGAAGGGACCGACTATACCCTCGATCCGGTGCACGGCCTTCTGATTCCGAAGGCCGGCGGCGCTCTGCAGGCCGGCAACACCGTGGTGGCCAGCTACACCTACGACGCCTATCTGGAAACCGCCATCAGTGGCGGCACCACGCCCAGCAAGTCCTTCCAGATCCTGGGCGACATGCAGGACCGCATCAGCGGTGACGAAGGCTTGCTGACGATCCCGAACGTCGACCTGACCGTGGATGGCGACGTGGACTGGTTCAGCGATGAGCCGATCCAGGTGACCCTGACCGGTCCGGTGATCTTCCAGTCCGGCGAGGCCGATCTCTACACGTTCAAGATCGCGGCGCAGTCGGCGGACTGAGCGGGCTTGTGACCTCGGCGAGGGGAGGGCGCCCAAGCGGCGCCCTCCCGGCATGAATCAGGAAGGGCTTCGTGGCATCCAATCGCGCCAACAACCTGCTCAAGTACTACGTCAGTGGCCGTCGCGCGAAGGGCTTCCATGGCCTGACCGACCTGGCCGGCGAGGTGCTGAATCGCTATGACCTGTCGGTGCAGCGGGCGTTCATTGGGCTGCAGCGGCGCGCTGGGCCGGCCACCACGCAGGAAGTCCGGGCGTCCTACAACATCCGCGCCTCGGCGCTTCGCGGGAAGTACCGCGTGGAGACCGGCGAACGCGGCTACAGCACCGGCAAGCGCGGCAGGGATGACTTCCTGGCGATCTGGGCCAGCACCCGGCAGATCTCGCTGATCGAGTTCGGTGGTCGCTGGGCGGGCCGGAAGTCCAAAGGCGCGACGGCCAGCATCGGCCTGGGCGAGTCGAAGACGTACGAGGGTGCCTTCATTGCCACGATCAAGGGCCGCAAGGCCATCCGGGTGCGTAGCTGGGATCGGGCGCAGCAGAAGCGGCATGGCCGTGGGCCGGTTCGTATCCTGCGCGGGCCCAGCCCGTTCGAGATGCTCTCCGGTGCTGACGGTAACAGCCGTGCGCTCACTGCGCGGCGCCGGCTCATGGATCGCTTGCATACCACCTACGTGACTGAACTGCGCCGCCAGTGGCGCATCAACGGAAGCTCCAATGGCTGATCGGCTGGAAGAAGCAATTCGCGTTGTCATCGAGACGCAGGGTCGCGAGGGCGTGGACGAACTGCGCGCGGCGTTCGGCGACCTAGGCGATGTATCGGTCGAGACCGCCAGCAAGGCCACCAAGCTGCTGGACTCGCTGACCGGGCTGAATGAGGCCGCATCCAAGGCGGACGCCTACGACGGCATGCTCACCGACCTTGCCGAGCTGGAAAAGCAGTTCGGAGCCAACCAGCAGGCTGCGCTGTCCCTCAGCCTCAGCATCGGCGAGATGGAGAAGCCGTCGCGCGAGGTGCTGGCTGCCCAGCGCGAGCTGCGCAAAGAGGGGGAGCGCCTGCAGAAGGCGCTCACCGAGCAGTGGGACGCGGTTGCCAAGGCAGATACCGAACTGTCCTCGCTCGGCGTCAACACGGCCAACCTGGCCGACCACCAGCAGCGGCTGCGTATCGAGGCCACCCGCAGTGCGGCCGCGCTGACCGAGCAGGCCCGTGCCGCAGCCGCCGAGGCCGAGGCTGGGCGCCGCCGTAAGCAGCAGCTGGAGGAAGGTGAGGCTGCCTTCCGTAAGCAGGCCGATACCAGCAAGGCCGCGGCGAAGTCGTTGGCTGAATACCGCGAACGCGCCGCTGACGCCGCCGCCGGCAGCGGCGACCTGGCCTCAGCTACCGAAAGCACGGTCAGCTGGTTCGGCAAGCTCAAGGCCGTGGCCGCTGGTGCCATCGCGTTTGTCGGCCTGAACCGGGTGGTCGATGGGATCAAGGCCATCGTGAAGGAAGGCAGCGACGCCGAGCAGGAACTGGCACAGCTGGAAGCCGCCTTGCATGCCACGGGCCGCACCAGCGAGTTCACCGCACAGAGCCTGGCTGCGATGCGCCAGCAGCTGCAGAGCGGGTTGTTTGATGATGGGCAGATCAGCGCGGCGCAGGTGCGCCTGCTGTCCTACACCAACATCGTGGGCGAACAGTTCCCGGCAGCAATGCAGATCACCATCGACCAGGCCCAGCGGCTGGGTATGTCGCTGGAGCAATCGGCCGAGACCGTGGGCAAGGCCCTGCAGACCCCGTCCAAGGCGATGGAGAGCCTGAGCAAGCAGGGCTTCACGCTGGATGACAGCCAGAAAGCTCTGATCAAGAGCCTGGAAGCAACGGGCCAAGTGGCCAAGGCGCAGTCGATCATTCTGGACATGCTCACCGAGTCCTACGGTGGCGCAGCCGCCGCCGCCAAGGTGGGCACCATCGCGGGCCTGTGGAAGACAGCCACCGACCGCTTCAAGGACTGGAAACAGGAAGTCGCCGACCAGGGCGTACTGACCTACTTCAAGGAACAGCTGACCACCCTGCTGACCACGCTGGATCGACTGGCCGCCGACGGCAGCCTGTCGCGCTGGGCCAAGCAGACGGCCCAAGCCATTATCACCATGGCCGAGGCGGTGAAGGGCACGACGCAGTGGGTGGTGGACCACGCTCGCGTTATCGGCCTGATGGCCGCCGCCTATGCCCAGTTCAAGATTGTGGGGGCACTGATCCAGCTGAACGCCTGGCGTGCGGGGCTGATCGCGGCCACGAATGCGCAGATCGCGAACAATGCCGCCGTCGCCAGTGGCGGGCGGGGGATTACCCGATTCGGTGCGCTGTTGCGCGGCCTGCCGAAGGCAGTGCCCATCACCGTCGCCGTGCTGGGGCTGGAAGCGGCCAGGGGTGGCCTGGACGTGCTCAAGACTGTCGCGCAGGACATCTGGAAGCACCACGACCCGGCCCTGAAGCGTGCCGGTGAGGCGCAACGGGCCTACATCAATCAGGTGCGCGACTCGGCGACCCAGCTGCGCCAGCAGTCGCTGGAGTTCATCGCCTATCGTGACGTGGTCATCAAGTCGGCCGAGGAAGTCTCCAAGCTGGGAGAGGCCGAGCGGCTTGCCTACGAAAAGCGCCTGTCGGGGCTTGAGCAGTACCTGACCGCGCAGGAAGGCTTCCTGCTGATGCAGCAGAAGTCCGGCATGGCGACGGCTGAGCAGCTGCAGCAGCTGGGCCAGGTGACGCAGCAGTTGCTGGACGTATCGACCGGATTCGCGGCGCTGCGAACGGGCGTCCAGACTGCGGCCGATGCGATGAAGAACGGCATCGGCGGCGCGGCGCAGCAGGTTGTGACGCAGCTCGAAGGCATCGACAGCAATGCCAAGCTGGCGAACGAGTCCATCCGCAAGATGTTCTCCGGTCTCAACTTCGCCGACACCGCCACTCTTGCCTCCGTAGGCGAGGCATTGGGCTTCATCGCCACCCAAGGTGGCGCTGCGGAGCGCAACGTGCGTGACGGGCTACTTGCGACGCTGCAGCAGCTGTCGGGTGAAGAGCTGGCCCGCTTCCAGGGCGCTGCCCAGGCGGCGTTCGACTCGCTGCCGCAGGCAGCGGTGAATGCCGCAGCAGTGCTGGAGACGACGCTGCTGGCTGCAATGACCAAGCTCGGTGTGGCCTCGGGCCAGCTGGGTGTCAGCTTCACCCAGGCGGGGCGGGATGCCATTGCCGCCTTCGGCGCCGTCACCGAGAATGCGGTGGCCACCGGCACCCAGATCGAGGCTGCCTTCAAGGCCGCGCTGGGCAATGTCGCCACGCTGGATGAGGCGCGCACGCTGGGCAACCTGCTGCAGGCCGCCGGCGAGCAGGGGCGGGTGGGCTTCGATTCCGCAGCCCGCGCGGCCTCGGCGCTGCGTGCCAGGCTGCGCGAGATCGAGGCGGGCCTGAATCCGCTGACCGATGAGTTCCAGCGCCTGGGCATTCAGTCCCAGCAGTCGCTGAACGCTGCACGCGACTCCGCTTGGGAAGCCTTCGAGACCATCCGCAAGGGAGCCGCGAACGGCAAGGCCTCGGTCGAGGACGTGCGCCGTGCGTTTCGCGCCTATGCCGACACCGCGAAGGCCGCGGTGGCGGACAGCGATGCCTGGCGGCGTGCCCAGGTGCAATCCCAGCTGGATGTGCAGGGCGCCGTCTATGACACTGCAGGCTCGCTGGAAGACCTTGGTGCAAAGGGCGAAACGGCCATGGGCCGCGTCGAGCAGGGTGCGCAGAAGGTCTCTGGCGCCCTGCGGGAGGTCAAGCAGGCGTCGGATGAGGCGGGTAGCGGGGTCGAGCGGGTGGCTGAGGGCGCAGCGGCAGCCGGAAACAGCTTCTCGAGCGCGTCGTCGGCTGCGGGTGGGTTCTCGCTGAACATGGGCGAGGTCTCCGAACGAACACGTGAGCTGTTGAGCCAGATGAGCGGCCCGAACGGCCTGCAGCAGTTCGCCAACGTGTGGAACGCGCTGTTCGAGCAGCGGCAGGATCTGGCGAAGTACACCGAGGAACAGAAGAAGCTGCTGGACGGCATGGAAGAGATCTCCGGCAAGCGCAAGGAACTGGCCCAGCGCTTCGACCTGGTCGGTTCCAGCGAGCTGGACGCCATCGTCCAGCTGGAAAGCCAGATCGAGTCCAAGCGGCTGGAAAAGGAGCGGGCTGCAAAGCAGGCGGCCGAAGAGCGCCGCCGCGCCGCTCAGGCCGAGGCTGAGGCCCAAGCCAAGGCGGACGCCGCCCGGATCCAGGCCGGCGACAACAAGGAACAGGTCCTGACCATCGACTGGAAGGCGCCCAGCAAGGAAGTGGTGGCCGGCACCACGGCTGCCGAGATGCAGCAGGCCGAGCGCATTGCGGGCCTGGTCGCCCCCATCGTGCTGCGCAGGATTGAGCGCAGCCGTGCGGTCTCGGTCAGGAGCGCGCGATGAGCCGGGTCGTGTTAGCCGGGATCGATCTGCCGGCGGATCTGCAGTGGACCGATGAATTCACCGCCTGGCGCATCGGGCAGCAGGTGCGCACCAGCCTGAGCGGTGCGCTGATCGTGCAGGAATCGGCGCGGCAGTCCGGTCGGCCGATCACCCTGCAGACCACCCGCGACGGCCAGGCGTACGTCGGCCCGGTGCAGCTGGATGTGCTGCGCCAGCTGCAGGAGCTGAGCGGCCAGCTGCAGGTTGCCCCTTTGACGCTCACCCTGCCGGCGCACAACGGCGGCGACCGCACATTCCAGGTCCGGTGGCGCCGGACTGAAGGGGCTGCCGTCGAGGCTGATCCCTGCCGGTTCGCGGTGCCGGCGCTCGATGCCGACTACTTCTCCATCACCCTTCGCCTTATGACGGTCTGACCAATGACGATCCTTGCAACCGATATCAAGATGCGCCAGTCGCAGCGCCTCACCGACAACCCAGATGGCGGCGGCCGTATGGTCCAGACCGAGATCGTCGATGGCGCCATGAACAACCTGTTCCCCGACATCGGTGATGAAGAGCGGACCACTGGCCGTTCCACGCTGCGCAAGATGTTCGTGCACGTGGATACTCCGGGCCCGGACGTGCTGAAGGATGCCATCGCGGTGCTGATCGACCCGCCGTCCGACCCGCGCGTGACTGTGACCATGTTCGCCACCGGCTCCTACAGCGACGTGCGTCTGGACGCCAAAAACCGCGTGGAGAGCTACATCACCCGCGGCACCGAATCGCGGTTCATCCTGCTGGGCGACCACTTCATCGGCCAGATGACGATCCAGGTCTACACCACGAAGGATGCGCCGAGCCCTGACATCAACGACAACCTGAGCCTGTTGACGGCGGCTGCCTCGGGCCGCGATCCGGGCGAGCAGTACGTGCGGGTGAAGAACGTGCTGTCCCGGACCACGCGCACGTTCACGGATGACCAGGGCGCCTTCGAGCGCGACGTGCTGGTGATCGAGCTGGTCAACGCGCTGCTGCTCAACTTCTACGGTCAGGAGGTCATCCGCTACTCGGCCACGAAGCCCGGCACCCGGGTGTATGAGACCAACGTGGTCGATGCCACCAGCTACCACAGCGTGAAGCGACTGACGGCGGCCGGGAAGCCCGGCGACCTGTCCGTGCAGATCGACTCGCCCTATGTGCCGATTGTCCCCACCTCTACTGCAGAGACGGCGGTGAGCGACGTGCTGGCCGGCATGGGCACGCTGAGCCACGTTCCTTCGGGGCCGGCCAACAGTTTGGCTCTGAACTTCAGCAGCGCATTCACTGCTGGCATCGCGGTAACGCGCTTCCTGGGTACCGGCATGGCGGTTGGTAGCGTGAAGGTGCTGGTGGGCAGCATCGAGCTGACGGACGATGGCACGGGCGGCCTGGCCTCTTCCGCAGTGACGCCCTGGGCCGGCACCGTGGACTATCAATCCGGTGCCGTCTCGCTGGTTCACTCGACCGGTGTGAGCAGCACCAGCGTCAGCATCACCGCGACCCCTGCCGGCACGATCCCCATGCAGGGTTTCACCGATGAGATCGCGGTGACGCAGAACAACCAGGGCATGGTGTGGCTGACGCAGTTGGAGCCACTGCCTGCGCCGGGAACTGTCGTGGTGGACTACCGTGCGCTCGGCCGCTGGTATCGCCTGACCGACAACGGCCGCGGCCAGCTCGTTGGCAAGCCGGGGCAGGGCAGCGGCACCATCAACTACATGACCGGCTCTCTGGTGCTGACCACTGGAGCGCTGCCCGACCTGGACAGCAGCATCATCACTGCCTGGGGCACCTCGATCATCGCCGAGGCTCGTGCTGGCGACACCAACATCAAGCCGCCGTCCCTGCGATTCCTGCTTGGGCATGTGGGCGCCGTGCCGGGAACTGTGCGCCTTACCGTTCGGGCGGGCGGCGCGGATGTGAGCGTGACCGACAATGGCGTCGGTGGCCTGCTCATCGCCGGCCAGATTCGTGGCTCCGTCGTCTATGCGACCGGCGAGTGCCTGCTGCAGCTCGACACGCTGCCGGACGCCAACACCCAGATGGCAGTCAACTACGACTGGGCGGAGTCGCTCCACGCTGCGCCGCAGCCGGTGCCAGACGGCAACGGCCTGGTGTCCTTCGCGCTGCCGCAAGGGCCGGTCAAGCCGGGCTCCGTGATGCTGGACTGGGTCATCACCGTGATGCGGGACGCCTACGATCTGGCCTCCGCGCCGCAGCCCATGCGCGTCATCGCCAAGGACGATGGCAACGGCAACCTGGTGGCGGTCTCGGTGGGCGACACTACCGCGACCACCGCGCTGCGGGCCATCAACTACAGCACCGGCGCGGTGACCCTGCAGGCCGGCAAGTTCATGGTCCGCCAGGTGTCCTACCCGCAATACGAGCTGCGCTCCGGGCGGCTGAAGGTCGTCGGCTATGGCCGGACGGACGTGCTGGCACAGTTCTCGGCCGGCACGCTGGTCTCCGCAGGGTGGACCCTGGCGGGTGCTGGGGCTGAATCGGCTGATGAATCGCTGCAGCTTCCCCCGGTGTCCCTGCAGCTGACGCCGACCATCAGCGACAGCATCGTGCCTGGCAGCGTGAGGTTTACGTTCCGTGGCCGCACCTACGTGGATCGCAGCGGCGGCCTGTACCACACCGTCGATCCGTTGACCGGGGCAGGCGTCTACGCTGGCACCATCGACTACACCGCCGGCGTGGTGAGCCTGACCCAGTGGCTGCCTGGCGGCGCCAATGCTGTGCAGATCCAGTCCCTGCTGACGCGCATCGGTGACCCCGGCGTTGCCAACAGCTTCTTCCGCGCGCCGGGCTCGCCGCTGCGGCCGGGCATGTTCACGCTGCGGGCCAACCGGCTGGACGGCGAGCTGCTCACGGCAACGGCCGACATTAACGGGATGATCTCCGGTGCCCAGATCCGCGGGACCGTGGATTGGGAGAGCGGTGTGGCCAAGGTACAGTTCGGCCAGTTGGTGCCTGTGGCGGGCAACGAGGGCCAGCCTTGGTTCGATCCTGACCTCGTCGAGGGTGACCGGATCTGGCGTCCGGCCCTTGTCCAGGCGGGTTCCATCTACATGGGCGCGGTTGTCTATCGCTCGATCCCGCTGTCGGAGGTCGTCATAGGCCTGTCGTCCGTGCGATTGCCCAGCGATGGCCGGGCCCCGGCGTTCAAGCCTGGGCAGACGGTGTTGATTCACCACACCGCCAAGCATGTGGTGGCCTCGCCGCAGGCAAATCAGACGGTCTCCTTCGGTCGCGGCCGGGTGGCGGCCATCGAGGTGCGTGACGCACTCGGCGCTCCGGTGGATGCGGCATGGTTCGTGGCTGACCTGGACGTGGGCACGCTCAAGTTCAGCGATCCGCTGAACCTCTCTGCCTACGCGCTGCCCATCACCATCAGCGAGCGCGTAGAGGATCGGCGGCTGGTGGTTCAGCCGCAGATTACGGGTGAGATCGAGATCAACACCGGCCTGACCCACGACTATCCGGTGGGCGAGGCGATGATCAGCACCGCGCTGCGCTTGGGCGAGGCGAATGGCTCGCTGGATCTGCAGGCGCGGGTGGTGAGCCTGTTCGATCAGGCGACCTGGTCGAACGTCTGGGCGGATCTGCCGTCTGGTAGCGTGGCCGCGGGCACGTACAACGACACCGACTATCCGCTGGTGGTTACCAACGCGGATGCGATCACCGAGCGCTGGGCTGTGCGGTTTACGTCGGCGACGCAGTTCGAGCTGATCGGTGAGACGGTGGGTGTGATCGCGACAGGAAGCACCACTTCAGATCTTGCGCCAGTGAACCCTCGTACTGACGCGCCGTACTTTGTGATGAAGAGGGAAGGCTGGGGGGGCGGCTGGTCCACCAACAATGTGGTCCGGTTCAACACGGTGGGAGGACTGGCACCGGTTTGGATGATACGCACAACGCTACCCGGCACCGGAGATGTCGCTGTAGACGCCACCCGTCTCTTGATCATCGGAAACATCGCAGGAGCATCGCAATGAGTGACGTCGCAATTGTCTATCAGAGTAGTGACGCAGGCGCTCCGCAGCTTACCGGCCAAGCGGGCAGCCTGACAGCGCTGCTCGATGCGGTCCTCGTGAACGGCTATGGATCTGGCGCGGCATCGAAGGCGGGAGCGGGGTGGTCTATCGCCTATAGTGGCGCCAACAAAAGGGCATACAGAAATGAACAGGCTTCCGGCACCGGGGCCTATCTCCGCGTTGACGACTCCGGTAGTGACTTCAGAATCGCGCGCGTTCGAGCTTTTGAAAGTATGTCCACAATTGATGCTGGCGTTGGCCCGAGTCCGACGACTGCTCAATCAAGCAGCGGACGGGTGTGGGTCAAATCAGAGAGTGCTGACGCAGTTGCCCGGATCTGGACCGCCGTTGCGACTCGACGCGCTGTGTACCTGTTTACATCGCCCATGGCCGTCACCGACGTCGGCTATGAGCGTGTGGCCCTCACTCCACATTTTGCTGGAGACATCGCATCCCACGCCGAAGGTGATCAGAGTAGGTTCCTTCTCATCGACAATCCCTATTCTGGATTCACGGCTGCGACCTACACCGGTTTTACGGCTCCAGCAGCGCACTGGGCCGACCCTGCTGTGATGCCCGGAACGCCGGTAGGTCATTTGCTGCGCCCTTACACTCAGCAACAGGGATCCACTCCCGCTGCCGTTGCGCGATGCGGAAGTGGGGCTGCCCCGAACACATTCGCTCTTGGAGGGTCTGGTGCGGCATTTCCAGATCCGGTCAGTGGGGGGCTTATGTTTGACCGTGCGTTGGTAATTGAGGCGGTAGGCGTGGTTCGGGGGCATTTGCCTGGAGTCTTTATCCCGCTTCACACACGGCCATTTGCCGAGGGCGACGTGATCACAGATTTGGCCGGGTTGGGTGGCGCGAAAGTGTTGGCGAAGGTGGCTTATGCGGCAGTTGGCTCGCGTCCAATTGGTAATTCGGGCTACTTCGGGCAGCTGTTGTTCGATCTCTCAAACCCATGGTGATGTGATGAAGACACTCAATCTAGGGGCCGGTCTCAGCAGGCGCTACACGTTCCGCGGGCCCTTCTTCTTAGGTGGTACCGCGCCTGACCGACAAGATGGGGAGGGCGCGGCTGATGGCCGAACCAAAGTTCTGAATCAGCCTCGCAGCGTTCGCGTTCGGATTGTGGACCGGCGGTCAATGACGGTGGTTGCAGATTTCGATTCAGCTCAGGATGGCACTTGGCGCGTCGAGTATCTGGCAGACGCTGAGTACTTGGTGCTTGGGCTGGATGAAAGCGGCACAGTGAATGCCGCCGTGCAGGATAGGGTCAGGCCAAGCCCTATGGTAGTGACCTAGTGAGCGGTGCTTTCATCGGCCTAAATCTAGGGCCTTTGCAAGGTGAGGCCGGATCATACGTTCCGCTGAATCTAGGCGTCGAGTGGTTCGAAAACCCGACAGAGCCCGTTGTTCGCGGCCTCAATTCGTCCTCTAGCATGACCTGGTCGCCAGCATCTGGCGTCCTTACACAGAGGGTTTGCTCGTGGGCTGCTGCGCGCCTTCTTAAAGCAAGCATCGAATATGCCTGGCCGCGATCCCGAGCAGTTCCTTTCACGGGTTCTCTCGCTTGGGATGTTGCGAGCAGAATGACTGCTGACGCTAGCGCATGCTGGCTTGGCGAGATTCCCGAGACCTCGATCTGCCACGGGCTGAGATGGCAATCGTTGGGCATCTTGTGGGCGCGTAGGGAGCTGCGATGGGTCGGAAGTATGGTTGTTGGGTGCTCTGCGGCGCGCCTAGGTTGGCACGTGCAGGCGCTCGTGGGGGATGCGTCGGGGTTCGGCTGGGCTGCGTCGATCAGTTCATATCTTGCAAATGCAGGGCTACGCTGGTTGCAACGCGATCAATCGCGCAGTTATTTACGCATTCGATGGGGTATCGCTCATGGGGTTCCTTGGGGACTTCGCCCAAAACCAGGCCCCGAGCCAAATCCTGAGCCTTCGCCATTTGCTTCAGGAGACCGGGTGCCGCTCCACCTTGGATGCGGACTTGCGCCTGCCTCATTCGCAATACCTTTGAATCTAGGCGTCACCGCTTGCTATGTGGTGCGCCCCCAACGCAGGACGTATGTCGTGATCAACACGGTTTCTCTTGTGCGCCTCCCTGATCGCACGCCCATCGAAGTGACGCGGATCTCGCTCGGCGCCAGTCGGGGAGCCTGGGGCTGGACGTTCGACATCGAGCTGGCCGACCCGCAGCAGCTTGCACTGCTGAAGCCCACCGCAGCCGGGCCCAGGCAGTTCGAGGTCGCCCTTAACGGCTATGTATGGACCGGCATCATCGAGAGCTTCCAGAAGCAGCGGGAGTTCAGTGGTGGTGGCGTGCGCGTGAGCGGCCGCTCGCGCACCGCGCTGCTGGCCGCGCCCTATGCACCAGCTCGGGTCAAGGCGACGACGGAAGATCGCAGCATGGCGCAGCTGGTAGCGGAGGAACTGGCCGACACTGGCTTCACCAGTGAATACGACACCGTCGACTGGAACGTGCCGGCCGGTGCCTGGTTCTATGACGCCAGCTCGCCGCTGGATGCCATCAGCGCGCTCGCAGAGGCGAGCGGGGGTGTCGTGCAGTCTGACCCCGCCGCGCTCGCCATGCGCGTGCGGGCGGCCTATCCGGTGAGTCCCTGGGATTGGCGGACCACTCGGCCGGACCACGTGCTGCAGGAGGACATCGTGCTGACGGAGAGCCTGCAGATGCGCAGCGCGCCGCTGTACGACGCTGTCGTGGTGACGGGCGAGCTGGCCGGTAAGGGCGTCACCTGCAAGGTCCGCAGGTCGGGAGAAGAAGGGCGGCTTTATGCCCAGCAGGTCAGCAGTCCGTTAATCACCGTGCCGGCGGCCGGCGCGGAGCGGGGGAGGAACATCCTTTGCGACCGCGGAGAGCAGGCTGCCGTCGACCTGACGGTGCCGCTGTTCGCTCAGCCGCTCAAGCCTGGAGAGGTCGGGCTGGTGCTGCCGCTGGATCTGGTCGAAGTGGTTGGTGCTGACGGCACTTGGCACGGGCAATGCGAGTCGCTGCGGATCGAGGTCTCCGCCGACGACCAGGCCGTGGTGATTGAGCAGACAGCAACCCTGGAGAGGCACTACACCGATGCGGACTGACCTGTGGGATCAATTTGGTGACCTGGTCGGCGGCAGCCCGAGGCTGATCGCCACCGTCACCGCGCACAACTCTGATGGCACCAGCAGCTTGACCACCTACGACGGCGTGCAGATGCGGGCCTTCGGGCAGCTGCCGCTGGCGGTGCCCTACAACGTGTGGGTGCGTGGCGGCCGTCTGGTCGAGGCTGCGCCCAACCTCCCGCTCTACGAACTGACTGTGTAACGAAACAGGGCACTGCCCGGGTGCCGGCAAGCACCTGGGCAGTGCCGCAACACAGGTGATCTCAGCACCTGGCATTGGCCGCGTCCCTGTCGCCCTCGAGAGCGGCTGGGATTCTCGGCCCTACCCATCGCAAAACCTGAGATCCCATGACCAAGCCCATCATTTCCTGGCCGGGCGGCAAGCGCCGGCTGCTGAAGCACCTCTATCCTCACTTCCCTGAGCACGACTGCTACGTAGAGGCATTCGCCGGCGGCGCCGCCTCCCTCCTGATGCGGCCGTACCCGGCGGCGACGGAAGTTCTCAACGACATCAACGGCGAGCTGGTCGGGCTGTACCGCTGCGTCCGGCATCACTTGGACGAATTCGTGCGCATGTTCCGCTGGTCGCTGGTGTCGCGGCAGATGTTCGAGTGGGCCCAGATGGAGCGCCCCGAAACCCTGACCGACATCCAGCGGGCGGCCCGCTTCTACTACCTGCAGAAGCTGGCCTTCGGCGGCAAGGTGCAGGGGCAGACGTTCGGCGTGGTGACCACGGGAGGCCCGCGGCTCAACCTGCTGCGGATCGAGGAAGAGCTCAGCGCGGTGCATCTGCGCCTGGCCAACACCATCATCGAGTGCCTACCGTGGCAGGAGTGCGTGCGCCGCTATGACCGGCCCGGCACGCTGTTCTATCTGGACCCGCCGTATTGGGAGACTGAGGGCTACGGCATCGAATTCCCCTTCAGCGAGTACAAGGCGATGGCTGAGCTCATGCGCAGTGCTGCTGGCCGGTTCGTTGTGTCGATCAACGACCACCCGCAGATCCGGGAGGTGTTCGCCGGGTTCGACCTGGTGCCGCTGCAGCTCGACTACACCATTGGCGGCGGACAGGGCAGGGGGCGTAAGTTCGGCGAGCTGATCATCAAGAGCTGGGATGATCGCCAGGCCGCCCTGCTTTAGGGCTCAGGCAACAGGTTCCAACAGCCCCTCGGCGTTGTTGCGGGGCTGTTGACCACTGTGCTTGGTCGCTCCCGACCCAAGCCTTGATTGGAGGGGTCCAAGCCAGGTACGTGGCCGGCCCATTCGCAGGATCTGCGACGACTAGTCGTATCCTTCCAGCCATGCTTCCTTCGCACGGCTACCAAGGCTTCCGCACTGTCCCCATCCCGTCCGGCTGGGTCCAGATGGGCGAGCGCTGGGCGCTGTGGTGGAACGGGCGCGAGGTGGCCAGCGTTACCCCGACCTGGGAGGGTGGCTACCGGCTCCATCTGAACGCCCTGAAGATGTGGCAAACCAAGAACGCGCCGGTTGCCAGCATTCGACAGGGCAAGCGATTCGCCGAGCGCTGGTGTGCTGCCAGGCTGCTTCCGGACCTGCCCCTGCGAGAGGCGGTCGTCCGCCTTACCGACATCACCCCAATCAAGCCGGCGCCGCCGCTGTCGGGCCTACCCCCTACCCGGGAGCAGAAGATGCAGGCGCTTCGGCTGGACGAAGCGGCAGCAGGAGCGTCGGCTAGGGTTACGGCGGCGCTGGAGCTAATGCACCTATCGCTGGGCAAACAACAAGCTTAGGGCGTATCCACGTCCTTCAAGCATCGCTGAGCCTTGGTCGCACAGTAGGTACAGCATTGGATGCAGCGCAGCAGAGTGCGGATTAATGCAGTTTCAGCGTCGGTGTCAATGAGGGCAAGGTGGTTCTCTAACTGCAGGTGGTTGATTACACTCAGGCAACTCTTGGGAGATGCACATGAGCACTGCTGCAATCGCCGATATCCGTGACGTCAACTTCGGCCGCCTCGACGCGGAGAGCGATCCTCATCTGGGCCAATTTTTCCTAGATACAGGCGTGACATCACGCATCGAAAGTGGGGAGCGCACACTTATTCTCGGTCGGAAGGGGTCCGGAAAAACGGCTCTCTTCACAGCAGCCAAGTTGCGCCCCGTTATTCTCCGTCTCGATTTCCATGACTATGCTTGGGACGCCCATAAAGCGATCCAAGAGCTTGGGGGCTCAGCTGACGCGAGATACATGGCGTCTTGGGCTTTCACCTTTTTGGTGGCGGCTTGCCGCGAATGGGCGAAGTCGCCGTACAGTGAAGTGCGAGACTCAGCCCAAGCGATGCAGTTGCGCATCTATGGTGCGGATGCGATAGGCGGGCCACTCGACATCCTAGTGGACCGTGCGAAGCGAATTCGCCAGATTGATCTTCCTAGCGCCGGTGATTTCGGCAGCCTTGGATCCGTAAAGTTTGCTGAACCCGCTGGCGCACAACTCGCCCTAACAGCTCACCAATGGGTGCCGCTATTGGAGGAACTCGCCCGCAAATGCCTGCCGAGGCACCCGCTTACCATTTTCATTGACAGACTTGATGACGGTTGGGATGCGTCCGAAGAAATCAAGTTGATGCTCGCCGGTGCGATTAAGGCTGCCCGCAACCTAAATCTGGTATTGGGGCGCACGCAGTCTACGCCATTCGTGGTTCTGTTTCTGCGGACGGACATTTTTGAGCTTCTACGCTTCGGGGACAAGGGCAAGCTCTCGCAAGATACCGAGAGCATCGAGTGGTCCGATGACGCACTGGTCTCGATGGTCAACAAGCGCATTGCTAGTGCGTGCCCAGTCCACGTAGACGCTGCGTGGGATGCCGTTTTTTCCACTGAACGCATGCGCCAACGCACGACGATTCAGCGATACATTCTAAAGCGCACGATGCGCCGGCCTCGTGACCTGGTGGCCTTTTGCCTAGAAATCAAGAAGGTCGCTAAGAGCAACGGCGTGGCGATTGCTACTAGGACGGAGGTTTATAAGGCGGAAGAAGCCTACTCCAAGCATATCCATGGGGAGTTGGTTGATGAAATGCACAAGCAGTTGCCCGATACGGATCAATACTTTGCTGCGCTAAATCAGGTTGGGCATGTTAAGTTCAATCAGGCGGCATGGGCGGCAGCTGTCCTGTCAGTGGACCCGTCTTGCGCGGATCCAAAGGTCTGGCTGAACCATCTTTATGACTATGGCGTCGTCGGAGTTCCAATCGTTGGAGGAAAGGCAGGTGGGAGCAAGGTGGAATTTGTGTATGACAATGACTTCAGCCAGAAAAACATCACTGGTGAGGTCGTCGTTCATCCGGCTTTGATCAAATACCTGAAGCTTAAGGAAGGGTCTGCAGTGGATCCGACTCCAGTTGATTATGATGATGAGGCTGACGAATAG